AATATACCTATGATAATGACCAATCACACTTATGATGTTATTGGTTCTATGTTCCCACAAAAAGAAATGGGTGGCGGTTCAGGTTTGAAGTACGCCGCTTCATCAATCATCTACTTAGGTAAACGAAAAGAAAAAGACGGTACTGAAGTAGTTGGTAATATTATACATTGTAAAAATTATAAAAGTAGATTAACAAAAGAAAATGCTCAAATAGATGTCAAACTAACTTATAAAAAAGGACTTGATAAGTATTACGGTCTGTTAGAACTAGGCGAAGAGGCTGGTATCTTTAAAAAGGTATCAACTAGATTTGAAATGCCAGATGGTTCTAAAGTATTTGGTAAAAACATCAATGATGAGCCTGAAAAATATTTTACAAAGGAAGTATTAGATAAGATTGATGAATATGCCAAAAAGAAATTCAGCTACGGATCAGACGAAGAATAAAAAAAGATACGTTTTTGTTCAAAAAGAAGGTGACGATTTTACTTGTATAAAAATCGTTGATGGTAAATTTGAAAACGTTATCTATAAGTACGGCAAAGTTGGATTTGCTAGAGATGAAAATCCAGACGGAACGTTGCCTATGAAGTTTGATTATGATATAGTAAGTAATCCTAATAAGGCAAATATTGATTCACAAGAGTTTATAGATTTTATTGGTGATATATTAATGGAACAATTGGAAAAACAGGTAACAGATGGCACCGTTGTCTTTGACAAATAACGAAAGAATAGAAATAACTATTTTAAGAAACTTCTTTTATAATGAGGAGTTTACAAGAAAGGCTTTACCTTTTGTAAAACCTGACTACTTTACAAATAGAATAGAAAAACTATTGTACGAAGAAATAGATAAGTTTGTACAAGAATATAAAAACCTCCCTACAAAAGAAACCATTTTAATTGAGTTTGGCCGTAGAAAAGATATAAATGAAGAAGAATTAAAATTAATTAAAGAACTTGTTATTAGTTTTACAGATGAGAAATCTGATTTACAATGGTTATTAGATACAACTGAAAAGTTTTGTAAAGACAGAGCAGTACACAATGCTGTATTATCTGGTATTAAGATACTAGATGGCAAAGATAAACAAAGACAGCCAGAGGCAATACCAAGCATATTAAGTGAGGCATTGGCCGTTAGTTTTGACAATCATATCGGACACGATTATATTGGTGACGCTGAAAGTAGATTTGATTGGTACCATACAAAAGAAAAAAGATATCCTTTTGACTTATCTTTCTTTAACAAGATTACAAAAGGTGGTGTACCAAGTAAAACATTAAATATTGCCCTTGCTGGTACAGGTGTTGGTAAATCTTTGTTTATGTGTCACGTAGCTTCTAACTTCTTAACACAAGGTCAAAATGTATTATACATCACTTTAGAAATGGCTGAAGAAAGAATTGCTGAAAGAATTGACGCCAATTTAATGGACGTTACAATGGATGATTTACACGATATGCCTAAACAACTATATGATAATAAAATGGCCAAGTTAAGAAGTAAAACAACAGGTCAATTAATCATTAAAGAATATCCAACAGCGTCAGCTCATAGTGGTCATTTTAGAGCATTAATTAATGAACTATCATTAAAGAAAAGTTTTAAACCAGATGTTGTGTTTGTAGATTATTTAAATATTTGTGCTAGTAGCAGATTTAAAGGTGGTAATATATCTTCTTATTTTTATATTAAGGCAATTGCTGAAGAATTAAGAGGCCTAGCAGTTGAGTTTAATTTACCTATCTTTTCTGCTACACAAACAACTAGAACTGGTTACGTAAGTACAGATATTGGTTTAGAAGATACTTCAGAAAGTTTTGGTCTACCTGCGACAGCCGACTTTATGTTTGCCTTAATGTCTAATGAAGAATTAGAATCTTTAGGGCAAATGAAAGTAAAACAATTAAAGAATAGATACAATGATCCTGGTTTAAACAGAGCATTTATTGTAGGTGTTGATAGAGCAAAAATGAGATTATATGACGTGGAAAATACGGCACAAAATATAGTAGATAGTAACCAAACAAAAGAAAAGGAAAGTTATCCTACACCTGAACAGGCTTATGATAAGTTTTCTGATTTTAAAGTATAATGGTAAAAAAAAGAATACAAAAAGTAAAGTTTCACAAAGGTGATAGACGGCCTAATAATGAACAACCAAATCTTTCTTATGTAAAGAAGATGAAAAAACATAAGAAAGATATTATATGGGAAGTCATTGAAAAACCTAATAATAATGTGATTGCTCAATTCTTTTTTGAAGAAGACGCTTACAAATTAGTGAAGTTTCAGAATAAAAACAAGGTATGGGAGCCTAATGGAGGCATACCAAAATTCTTATGGGTAAGTGTTTAGTGTTATAAATATTAGTAAATAATTGATTTATATGGAACAAGTGATTATAGTAATGGGAAAAATGAGAGAGAAATGTTTAGTTTTAAAGGATTTTTTACAAAGGAAAAAAATACACATTTAGAACATCTGGAAGACGATATAATAAATCGTGGTTCAAAAGGTGGTCAAAATGCTATTAATTTTCTTAATTCAATAAGAGATATGCTAGCTGGTTCTTCCAGTAGTAAAGTCAATATGTCCGTCAAATGGGACGGAGCTCCTGCTATAGTCTGTGGTATTAATCCAGAAAATGGTGAATTTTTTGTAGGTACAAAGGCCGTTTTCAATGTAAATCCTAAAATAAACTATACATCATCTGATATAAGAAGAAATCATAGTGGTGAATTGGCTAACAAATTATCTATAGCATTAAGAGAACTTAAAAAATTAAACATATCTGGTATATTACAAGGTGACTTTTTGTTTTCAAAATCAGATTTAAAAACAGCAAAAATAGATGGTGAAAATATGTTAACTTTTACACCTAATACTATTACATATGCTGTACCTATTGATTCAGATATTGGTAAAAGAATTAAAAGAGCAAGAATGGGTATAGTATTTCATACATCTTACTCTGGTAAAACAATGAAAGATTTAAAAGCAGGTTTTGGTACAGTTTCCGGTCGATCTGGAATATCTTCCGTGTTTTTAGCTGACGCTGCTTATAGAGATGTAAGTGGCTCAGCTAAATTAACATCAAGCGAATTATCAACCTTTAATGCTAGAATAAGAATGGCTGAAGGATCTTTATCAAAAGCTGGTTCTATGTTAGATGAAATGGCCAAATCTTCGTCTGATGCATTATCTGTAGGTTTTAGATTAAAGACTTTTTTTAATCACTATATAAGAAATACACAAGGTAATATGGCCAAAGTAAAAACTTTAGTTGATATGTTTGGTGAATATTATGAAAATGTTTTACAGGCAGAAATAGATAGTAAAAAGACAGAAAGTGGTAAAAAAAGATATAGAGATATTTTAAAAAAAAATATGACTTATATTAACAGAAACAAACAATCATTGTATTTTGCTATTGCTTCTCACGTTACTTTACAAAATGCCAAAAATTACTTGGTAAGTAAATTAAGTGAGATACAAAGTATAGGACATTTTTTAAGAACATCTACAGGATATAAAGTAACAGCTCCTGAAGGATTTGTGGCCGTTGATAGAGTGGCTGGTGCTGTCAAGTTAGTAGATAGATTAGAATTTAGTAGAGCCAATTTTACGGCTGAGAAAGATTGGGTTAAAGGATAAATGAATATTATTTTAATAGGCGGTCCAGGTTCAGGTAAATCAACTTATGCTAAGTTTATTACCAAAGAGTTTGATATAGAACACATTTATCCTGGTGAACTATTAAGAAAGGCAAAGGCACAAGGCGGAGAAATGGCCAAAAGATTATCAGATTTAGGTAAAGGTGGTTTTGCTCCTAATGATATTGTCTTAAAACTTGTAAAAGACGCCGTAGCAAAGGCAGATAATGGTTTTGTATTTGATGGTTTTCCAAGATATATGCAACAAGTAAGAGATTTAGAAAGAGAAGGAATTAAAATAGATAAAGTGGTTTATTTAAATGTAAGTCCTGAAGAAGTTATAAGAAGACTAACGGCTAGAGGTAGAGAAGATGATAAACCAGAAATTATTAAAAACAGAATTGCTTTATATAAAAAAGAAACTGGTCCTGTAGTTGAGTATTACAGAAAAAAACCAGGTTTTATAGAAGTAAAAGCTGAAGGCGGTGAACCTGAAGAAATAGCAAATAGAATTATAAAACAACTAAAGGCAAAACCATTAAGAGAATTTAGAGAATATTTAAATGAAGGTGTTTACGATCCAGGTATTTTTAAGGCCTTCTTTTTAGCAGGTGGTCCTGGTTCTGGTAAAACATTTGTAACAGCTTCTGCTTTTGGTGGTACAGGTTTAAAAGTAGTTAATTCGGATGCTGCCTTTGAAAGAGGTTTAAAACAGGCAAATTTATCTTTAAAAATGCCAGATGAAGAAGAATACTTTAGAAATATTGTAAGAGCAAAAGCAAAAATGACAGCTTCTACAATGTTAAATACTTATATAGAGGGTAGATTAGGTTTAGTTATTGACGCTACAGGTAGAGATTTAGACTTAGTACAAAGACAAGTAGGTATGTTAAGAAATATTGGTTATGATTGTTATATGGTATTTGTAAACACTAGTTTAGATGTGGCATTAGAAAGAAATAAAAAACGACCAAGATCAATACCAGAATACATTGTACAGAAAAGTTGGCAAGGTGTTCAGGCTAATATAGGTTCTTTTCAAAGAATTTTTAGTCCTAATAAAATGTTAGTTGTAGATAATAATAGAAGTGAACAAGAATTAGTAACTCAAACATTAAACACAGCGGCTAAATTTATTAGAAGTAGATTAAGAACCAAACCAGAAAACGGTATAGCATTAAGTTGGATAAGAAAAGAATTAGAGGCTAAAAAAAGATGATAAAATCATTTAAAGAAAAATTTAATTTAGTAGAAAGTATCATTGATATTCCTAGAAGAATATACGCACCAAAAGTATTTGATGATGCTGATACTGATAATCCAAAAATCAAACCTAGTGTTAAAGCACAAATAGATAAACAATTATCAGAATTTGAAAAAGAATATCCTATTATTAAAACAGGTTTAATCGGTTCTATCTTAACAAAAAGATATAGAAATGACGCTGATTTAGACATCAATGTATTGTTTGATGTGCCTGTAGAAAAACAAGAGGAAGAAAGAGTAAGACTTTCTAAAAAATATCTATCAGCTTCTAATCCAGATAATATACAAGGTCAATTAATACCTGGTTCTGAACATCCAATTAATTTTTATTTCATTACAGATAAGAAAACTTATGATGACCAAGAAGAAAAGGCTGATGCTGTATTTGATATTGAAAGTAATACTTTTGTAAAAAGACCTGAAGAATTTATTTTTGATCCTAACTTATATGTAAATGAGTTTGAAAGAAAAGTACAAGAATTAGATGTAGTTAAAGGTGAACTAAAAAGAGATATAATAGATTATGATGAACTAACAGAATTACAACCAAATGATGTATTAGATTTACAAGATAAGATAAAAGATAAACTAGAAGAAATAGAAAATAGTTTAGAACAGATTGTAAAAATAGGTGATAACGTTGACGCCGAAAGAAGAGCGGCCTTTGATACAGATATGTCGCCAGATGAGATTAGACAATATGGTGTTAAAAACAGATTACCAAAAAATGTTATTTACAAAATGTTAGAGAAGTATCACTATCTAAAATTCTATAAAAAATGTAAAAAGATATTAGAAGATGGTATTGTAACAGACCAAGAAGTTGATAGTTTAAAAACAGAAGCAGTTTCATTAAACGACATTAAAATGGCCGCTAAAAGGTGGTCTAAAGGTGTTGTTGATAAGATTAGAAGAATGGCAACAACTTCTAAAAGATATGAATACGCTGCTAAAGTTTTACAAGATGTGATTGATAGAAAGAAAAAAGAAAGATCAAAAGAAGGATTACCTTTAAGACACGACATAGGTTACTATGCGGCTGCTGTTGCTGATACTTTCCACGACATTAATCCTAAAAAATTACAAAGTATGGTACACGAAGAATTTTTACCAGAAGCCAAGTCAGTAGCATTTACTTTTGGTAGATTTAATCCACCTACTATTGGCCACGAAAAACTAATTAAAAAAGTTAAATCATTATCTACAAATGATTACAAAATATTTTTAAGTAGATCACAAGATAGTAAAAAGAATCCATTAAGTCCAAGAGATAAACTAAATGTAATGAAA